TTGGAGACCCTGGCCTGCCTGTGCTCATCTGTCTCGTGCCGTCCAGTGTTTGTCTCCTTGGGTTTGAGGTACTGGTACTCCCAACTGGGTGCTGGCACGTGCTTGAAGACATTGCTTAGTCATCCCGTGCATGGGTCTCCTACAGGCAGCTTCACTGATGCGTAGTCGGGTCTCCTCATTCGGAATCCCCCCATCCCCACCCAGCGTGAGGTTGTACCCAAAGCGTGGGTCAGTTAGCCGCATTCCCGCGATGTAGTTGCACTCGACCTGCTTCATCTCTTCAGCGTCGTCACCCTTCCATACAGTGAGGACGTCGAAAGATTCAGGGCCATACTTGTGGATCGCACGATGGAAGTAAAGGGGGGAACCCCACCGAGCCATCCTGCAGTGTTTCCCAAACCTCACCTGAGCGGTCTTACTCGTCCAACCCACGTAGGCCTTACCATTCGTCCTGTTCAACGCAAAGTAGACTTCCATTTTTTTGGCCTCTAGTAATGGGTTAGATAGCTCACTTGTTCATCCTCCGCATAGTCGCGGCCACATGCCGTTGGAATACGCTGCTGTGTTTGGCAAGGACTCGGTCTACACCTTCTGCATCCATTGCATGAATCTGTGGGGAGAAGTTCCAGGTGTGCGGTCCAGAGGAGCCGTTGTTGCCACCGCGTTCGGCGGCCTCTACACGGTCGGTGAGAGCCTTAGTTACAACCGTCTCCCCCTGGTGCCCAATGATTGGGACAGCCCCAGCCGATCCCACAGCAGAGCCGGGAATCTTGCCCCCCTCTTCAAACGACATAACCGCTGCAAAGGCAGCAGCACCGGCTGCATAACCCCACATGGGCGCGGGAGGAATCCCGGACATCGCATCAAACGCTTTGCCGTAGGCGTTCTTGGCATGGATGAGCTTTTCCTTGTCGCCGGTGAGTTCCATCATCAAGAGGTTTTTAATCATCTGCTCGGCCATCTGCTCGCCAGTCTGACGGAACGATGCGGCCAGGCTCTTGTTCATAACGATCGAGTTGGCGATGTCACCAGCGATGGCCTCTTTCATCCGGTCTTCGGATGACTTGATTTCCATCGCCTGTTTCTGAGCGGCGGCTGCGATGATTGAGGTTTCGTCATCCTGGCCCTTGCGGGTGGCTTCGACGATCTTGTCGTTTAGCTCTTTGACCTTTTTCTCGTAGTCTTTGTCAAACTTATCGAGGTTCTTGAGGCGGGTCTGGTATGCAATTACCTCGGCGTTGATCTCTGCGTTATTCGCGGAAATCTCGGCCTGCAGCGTCTGCGCAGCAGTCTTGCGGTGCAGAGCCTCGTCATTCTTGGCCGCTTGATCTGCAAGCTTCTTTTGGCGATCGGCTGCGGTGATGGCTGCTTTGAGGGCGTCATCAGCCGTGGCCTGCTGGAGGGCCTTGGCGATCGCCGCACGCTGGTTGGCGGCATCACGGTCAGCGGCTACGATCTGCCTGTTGGCATCAGCGTTGATCTGGGTAACCGCATCAGTGTTGGCCTGGACATCATTTGTCCACTGCGCTTCCAGTTCCTTCTTCTTTGCTGCGTTGCCACCAGCCGCCTTCAATTCAGCCATGAACGCTGCGTACTTGGCTTTCAGGGAGGCATCTGCGGCATCGATGGAGTCTTGCTTCTCGGCTTCAATCGCGTTCTTCTGCTTCGCCAACTTGCCATCAATGCTGTCGTCCTCGCCGCCCTTGGACCCAGCCATGGTGGTCTCAGCCTGGGTGCGGGCGAGCTTAATCAGCGCCTGGCTGTGCTGCTCCACGCCGGAGGCAAGAATCTTTTGGAGGGCAGCTTGGTCTTCGAGTGGCTTGAGGTTGTCCTTGGCTTGGTCAAGACCGGCAATCTTACCGTGCTTCTCGCCCGCCATAAGGGTAAGGTTTAGCGCATTCAACTCGGAGGCTGTCTGAGCCGCTTCTATCTTGAGCCTGGCAACTACGTCCTTGTAATCGCCATTGGACTTGATGGCCGAATCAATAGCATCCGACTGACCAATCAGAGCTTTGCGTAATTCATTCTCCGCAGCGGTTTGACTCTTTTGGTCAAGTGGAGCTTTTGCCATCTTTGCGCGGGCATCGGTGACGGCCTCCATGGCATGTTGAACCTTCCACAGGGCCTCCGTTGTGTGACCATACCCGCCATTTGCACCACCCTGACCCTCGCCAGACCACGCGTCACTCATGACACGCTTCAGGCGGTCCCACCAGCCCGTCTGGTCAATCAGGTAGTCATCCATCTTGGCGAAGTCGGTAGCGTACTTCGCGGTGAGATTATCCACTGCGATGGAGGTCTCAAGGATGGCCTCTACCACATAGTTATGCGCTGGTTTGTGTTCCAGCTTTGCAATCTGGTCGTCAAGCTTTAGGTTGGTGAGGGACAGTGCCTTGGCTTCATCTTCACCTTTGGTGGTCGCGTCCTCGGTTTCGATGTTGGCTTTGCGAATCGCCTTTTCGAGTTCGTTGTGCTTATCAATCAGCTTTCCGACGACCTCAATCGCCACGGCTACACCAGCGATGGGGAGCATAAATGCGAAGGCTTGGCCAACAAGCGGGATCTGAGCGATGAGTGCATTAAGATGGCGTGGCAGGTGGACACCGACGCTCTCCTCAACGAGCATAAGGCCGCCCTTAGCCTCACCCATTGAGGCTGAGAAGCCTTTACCTGCCCCTTCGCCTTTGTCCTTAAAATCGTCGAGGTCGGATTTGACCTTACCCATGTCCTCACGGAACTGGGCGGTCTCGGCTTGCAATTTTACGATTAGTGCCCCGACCTCACTCATGATTGCTCTCTTCTTCTGCTGTTGGCTTCAGGTGCGGCCAGACGCTGTCAAATATGGATTCCGCGTTGTCGTACTTACTGGCCTTTAGATCAGCGATGACCTTCAGGCGCACGTCTAAATACCTTGCTCGGGTGGTTGTTATCGGTAGTTGCCCGATGACCTTCTTAATGTGCTGCTTGGCTTCCCTTAACCGCTCCAACTTGGCGGATTCCCTTTCGTCCCTGACGAAGTCGAAGGCGCAGATAGAGGGGGAATCCTCACTTCCGCGAACCGAGTTGTACACAGCCGCTGCGGTGAGGGCGTTGGCATACCGGTCGTACCGAATGCCTACGTTGCGCCGCTTGGCAAGCTCTTGGAATCCACCTGGGGTGAGGTCTTCGAACTCGGAATCAGATAGACCAAAGTCAAACCTTGCCCAGGCCCATAACTCTCCCCATGTCTCCGGTGGCTGCTCTATGCGGTCGCTGGGACCGCTGGCTGGTTTGGGTCAGCAGTTGCACCTGTGGCCTTCTGTTCATCCAATAGCTTCTGGTAGGCTTCTTTGACGCCGGGGAACATGAGTTCGAAGATGGCATCGGACAATGCCCGTTGTGCTTCAGGGTTGAGGATGTCGATGACCTCGTCGAGAGTGACCTCGGGATTGAACTTGTCCAGGCCGCCCCAAACGATCACTGGAAAATCCTTGCCCGAGGAGAGACCGTCCCAGTCGGCAATTCGCTTGATGTCTTTGCCGATGGCCTCTTCGATCTTGGCGATAGCCTTGTAGGTATATGCCAGGGTCCACTTCTTAGGCTCTGTGCCATCCTCGGCGTCGAGGATGAGGGAGAAGTGGGGAGTGACGCGCATTTTGATTGGTTCGTCCATTTCGATCCTCATTGCAGATGTATGCCGAAGGAGGGGACCGAAGCCCCCACCATGTCAGGGGTTATTAGGCGTACACCTTGGGTCCGGAAATCTTGATCTTCAGGTCGAAGGTCGCATTCTTTTCCAGGGGGAAACTCGGTGTGAACGACTCGACAATGCCGGTGAAGGAGCAGGTATTGGATGTGCCGTAGAGAGCCTTCATGGGCACCGCCTGGCCAGCAAGGCGGATAGCTTCAAGCGAGACCTGAGTGGTGTCACCGGGCAGGAACCAGCCCTTTACGTCGGCGGAGCCGGGGTCCTGGGTAGAACTGTTGAAGGTATCCACACCATTGATGGTGGCCATGGTCGTGGTCTTCTCTGTTGCGACCTTGTCCCCAGAGAAAGCGATGGAGGTGACGCCAGCGAGGGTGGTGAAGGCGGTCGGGGATGCGGTAGTGGCGAATTCAAAACTGTCGCCGATACCAGTGATGGGCTGCTGAGACATGGTTAGGCTCCTGCCTTACTTTTGGATTTGGACTTGGGTTTGGCGACGGCCTTGGGCGCGATCGCTTTGTAAAACTCTGCGGGCAATTCTTCCTTTGGCACCGCTGGAAACTGTCGGTGTGTGCCAAGCTGGGTGGGGTGGCAGGCGCTGTTGTCGTGGGCACGTGCCACCAGGAGTTCAGCGCCGTCGGTGCTGTCCAGTTCGTTGGCGTTGAGAGCCTCAAGCTGGAATGCGTAATCTTCGATCCCGGTCTCGGGGAATGGATGTTTCGTCCACCAAGCCTTCGTGTAGCATTGGCTGCTCCCGCAGGCATATGGAGGATGATTTCGGTTGGGCTCATACCAATACTTGTAGGTGCGACCGTTGCCCATGTCGAAGTAGTAAATTGAGTGGAAGCCGGTCACTGCTTTACCTGTGCCGATGAGGCGGCCAACCTGTTCACCTACCCGCTCCGGATGCGACCAGTCGTCCTCGTCGATCGTCACGCAGATGTCCCCGGTGGCGTAGGAGGTCCCAAGGTTGCGGAGGGCACCAACGGGCATCCAATCGCAGTGGTAATACTTCACACGGGGATCGTCAGGGATTGCATCCTCGATGGGGGACTCATTGTTGTCGAGGACGATGAGTTCAAGATCCCCTTCATAGGTCGAAGCGAGAAAGGCATCAGCGGCCACGCGGAAGTATTCGCTGCCATACCCGACGGGGAGAATCCCACTGACTTTAGGTAGATCAGACATTCGGTGACTCCTCAGTAGGTGTCATCGTGAAATCGCCAGGGAAGACTGAGTATCTGTAGTTCCCTTCGGCGATGTGAACAATGCGACCCGTGGTGGCAACGTAATAACCACCAGCGACATGCACGATGTCACCATGCTTCCTACCCTCAACGAGTGAAATCAAAGTGGTTTGCATCAGTTAACCTCTCTTGTTTTCCAAGTCGATGCATAGCAAGTCGACCTCAGTGGTGAACACATCTAGGACTTCATCGCGGCACCCCAGCCATGCACGACCAAACCAATGCCGGGCCGGTTGGGTTGCAGTACCAAACTCTTGAAAGCTGCCCCAAAAGGCTGGCTTCAGAGGGCCGATCTCCATCTCCATCGTGGTTTGATCGCCGTCGTTGCCCCAGTGCTTTTGCCAGCCAAGCTCCTCTTCGAGGATTCCGATGCCGACTGGTACAGTTGCGGCCATGGCGTCAAGCACCACCTGGGCAGCGGGCTCGGCGCAGCGCGATAGATAGCGCTTCGCAGCCTTGGGCGTTAGCTCCGTGAGCATCTCGCTCAACTCGGCTAGGCCTTCGATCTGTACGGCATCACTCATCGCTTACCCTTGGGGGCGCGAACACGGCATGGGATGTAAGGGGGACAGGCGATTGCATCGGGATGATGCATCGAGACCGAAGGTCTCTATAGGTAGGGAAGCTGTCGTCGTCTTACGGGTGGTCGTGGTGCCGTGTTCGCGTTGCTATAAAAGGGATAGTTATCCGAATTAGGCAGCCTTGTGAGATGCCCACCAGGCCTTCTTGTTTGCGGATATTCTTGTTCGTGTCTCGGGGGAGCGGTTCCGTTGTATGGCCTTGATCTTCGCTCGTGTCTCTTCAGTCATGGGGGGCTGCGATCTACCTTTCAATGCAGCACTGATTTTTGCTTTTGTTTCCTCGCTGGGAGATTTTCCCCTATTGGGTGCTGCCTTACCCCTCTTCGCAAGGGACATTTTGGCCCGAGTTTTTGCAGATATATTCTCTGCTGCAGCCTTGAGCTTCGCCTTAGTCTCGGCTGAGTGGTGTTTGCCTGCCATCGGACTGACTTGGCCTTTATGGGCTTTCGACATACTTAATCTCGCCTCTTCGGTACGTGAAAAGTTGGAGTTACCACCCTTCGTTAGGTTGTACCCATGACCCGTCGGAGCAAACGTTCCGTAGAACGCGATGTAGTAATTCTCCAGGTCGTTCAACAGAAGCTCGTCGCAGTGAACTACTTCCTGAACGGTGAAGTTCTCGACACCATACTTACGCATGGCCCGGTACAGAGCTGTGTCAATGCCATGCCGCATGCTGGCTTTATGCTGGTTGTACCGAGACCGCACAGACCGAACAGTCTGCCCAACGTACCCTTTGCCGTTCACTGCGTTTCGAATTAAGTAGATGAAGCCCACGGACCACCCCCATTAAAGGGGTCAGGAAGTCCGGTCATCATTCACTGTAAAAAACTCGGAACTGTAAAATCGCACAGCAGATGAACCCCTTCGCCCCCTCGGTATAGGGGTGGTCGAAATCTTTATCAATCAAGATTCCCTCAACGACGGTTGCATCTGCGTCAGGGAGAGGGCCCTTGTATCCATCCAGGGCACTTCGCACAGCCTTGGCGATAGCTCGCGAGGCATAGTAGGTGGTCGCATAGCAGGATATTTGGTAGAGTCCCTCGCGGAGCCCAGTGGGGCCAGCCATTGAGGGATGATCCGTGGTGGCCACACATGAGAAGACCAGGAATGGAATGGTTGCACCCTGGGATGCAAGAACCCAATACGCCCTGGTGGTGCCATTTGCATCAGCACCCACCGCAGCCGCGATCGTTGGATCTGTCGTTACGAGTTGGTACAACCCTTGCTCAATCATTTGTTCACCGTGTCGTCGCCGACCCACGTCCAGATGTGCAGTTCCTGGCGGTTTCCATCAGGATCGGAGTAGCTTTCAATGTTGTGGCGTTGCCCACGCACAAGGATGTTCATGCCCGTGTCGACTGCCCACGTCTGGGGGTAGCGGATGATCATCTTGTAGCTGCTGACGGCCTGCAAGGTCTGGGCCTTATCTTCTTGTTTGCCGCGCCACTGGGCTACGTTTGCCCACACGGTGGCCACAGCCGTTTCGGGCAGAGGAGTGCCATCCGCACCATTCCCATTGTTGGGCTGGGTAAAGGTGATCGAGGTATTAAAGTCGGTACTCCCACAATACCGAGTTCCCCACGGCTGCTTTGGTAGCTTCATCGCGGAATCCTCATAGACCGGAAGCTGTTGAGCATTCGCCGCAGGGTTAGGCCCACTTCGCTGGTGGGCTCAACGGTTATGATCTGGCGGACGTTGAACATGTGGTTGGCCAAGTAAAGGATCGCCATGATGAGGCGTGCAGGCACCTGCGTGGGGTCAGTGGCACTGTACCCTGCGCTGTAGGTGATCCGGATGCAATCTTGCCTGCGATCCGTAAGCGGCCATGCCTGGCCCACATTGAGCGTGATCTTGTCCGCGAAGACGGTGTAGGTCGATGGATCTAGTACCTGGGGGTTGCCCTCCGTATCGTTGTAGGTGACCACCAGGTTGTTGATGAGCGGGGAGCCGGAAGGTACATTCACCGGACGCCGGACCAATTCGATGCTGTCGAGGGTGGGGAATCCATACCAGAAAAGGTTGGTCATGTACGCGTAATTGAGCGCGAGAAATTCCTGACGTGGGTCTGCCTGACCAGGGAAGAAGTCCAGTGTAAGCAGCACCTGCTCATTGAGACACGCCTGGGCGGCCATCGACTCTACCTCATCTGTGGCGGCGTCGATCATGGTCAAGAGCATCTGATAGTCGTCCGTGTACACGGTCGGAGACGACCCATACACGTACTGCTGGGGCAAGTCAAACCTTCCGAAGGAGGCAAGCTGCCCCGGTGTGATGACCGGCGTCGACCGCTCTGTAATTATCTGTTCGTACATCGTGGCTCCGATTATTTACGCCGATTGATTTCCAGTTGGTGGGTGAAGAGGCTTAGGTCTGGGGCTTCGTCAACGATCGCGGGAGGCTCAACAATGGGCTCTGCAACAGGAGGCGCGACCACGGGCTCTTCAGCCTTTGCTTCAACCTTCAAAGAAGCAGGTGCATTGCGAAAAGTAGACAGGTCGAACTCATTCTTGACTGCTGCCTTGTCCTTGCTGACCGCCGTGGCAAAGCCCAGCTTGACGGCCTCGTCGGAGTCCATCCAGGTTTCCGCATTCATCATGTCCAAGACTTTGTCCTTGGCCAGGCCGGTCTTAGCCGCGTAGACATCGGCAAGTGAAGCGGTCACCGTGTCGAGAGTGTCGGCCATTTTCCGGAAGTCCGCCGCACTACCCATGTTCGCGGCCTGCGCGGGGTGAATCATCATCACCGAGCCGCTATGCATGGTGATCGTGTCACCTGCCATGGCAACAATTGAGGCCGCCGAAGCAGCTAGGCCTACCACGTTTACGATGACCTTCTTGCTGGACTGGGCAAGCACATTGCGGATTGCCACGCCAGCGAATGCATCACCACCAGGCGAGTTGATGTTCAGCGTGACCGATTTGGAGTCCGAGCCTTTGAGCGCATCAGACACCATTGATTCGGTAATGCCTTCGCCATTCCAATCCGCACCGATGTAGTCATACATGTCGAGCGAGAGCGTGCCATTGGTGATGCTGGCGTTGAAGAATCTGTTCTTAGTTTTGGGCATTACTCGTCTCCTATGGCCAGCAACACAAGGGCTGCTTTGGCCTGATCATCTGTCAAATCTTTGCGTGAGTCTACGTAGGCAGTCGCGGCCACAAGGTCGACGTTGAGGACCTCAGCAGTAAATTTGGCATCAGGGGCGCTCTTCTGCTCTTTGCGGAGCACGCGGTCTGCAAGACTGTTGGCGATCGCCTCAAGACGTGCCTTGGCCTTGGTGGGCTTGACCGGCTTCACGACCTTCTTGGCGGGTGCTGGCTTGACAGGCTTTGGTGGCACCGGATGCTTGAATGGCGGCTCCGTATTCCCATCCCCGTCACCAGCCTCGTCGGGATCAGGCTGATTTGGATCGGACTCGTCAGATTCCTCGTTGGCATCGTCAGGATCGTCAGGATCGGGTACCTTCTGGCCTGGAATGAAAAACTCACCAGTAACTGGGTTGTAGATTGCACCATTGGCAGGGCCAGAAATAAAGTCCCCGCCCTCGATAGCATCTCTGTCCTCAAGTAGTCGACCCTCATTTGGCGTCATTTGCCAGCTATTGATGAGGACCTGGTTGGTCAGTGCCCGCTCTTTGGGCGAACCACGGAGGATGATGTCCGCGCTGTGCTTCGCGTAGAGCTTTCCCCATTGATTCTTGGGGATCAGATCACGCGTGATGCTCTGCTCAATTGCGGTCGTGTAGGGCAGGAGAGACGTATTGAAATACTCGCCAAGGAACGCACTACTAGAGGCATAGGTAGAGTTTTGCTCTCCCAGGCCCATCTTCACCAGAAGCGGGGCTCCACCGAGGAAGCGAACCACCGTCTGTTCTGAATACCTTCTCGATTCAAGTAGCTGGCTCTCGGAAGCGTTGTAGCTCATCTTTTCCCACTTACCGCCGCCAGGGATGACGGAAAACTTACCAGCATTCTGGGAGCCGCTGAAGTCCTTGCGCAGCCTGTCCACAAGGTTCTGCGCCTCTTTCTCGTCCGGTGCATTGGCCATGTCGGGAAACGAAATGAAACCGCCCATCCCTAGGCCATTGGCGAAGTTGCGACCAGCTACCTCTTCGGCTGCCATCAATAGGGACAACGCTTCCTTGGCTAAGAGGATGGTTGAGGAGCCTTCCAGGCCGAAGCCTTCGAGGTTCATGGCGGATACATGCCAGATTTGGTCCTGAGTGAACTCCATGATCCCGCCCTCGCCTGCATTGGTGTAGCGATACTTCAAGGTTGGCGGATTCGTGCTTCGGTCCCAGTGGGGTGTCATGTGCCAGGCATTTAGTGGCACAAGGGCCTTGATGTCACCCGCCTGGTCTGTAATCTTCTGGCAATAGGAATTTGAGGCCATGATCAACTGGCTGGCAAGGAACCAACGGGCCTGGTAGGAGGTCTGCCACTGGTTGGGACAATCCTTCAAAAGCGAGTACAAGGGCTCATCGATCGCCGGTTGGGTGCGTTGTACACCCTTTACCCTCTTGGTTTCGCGGAGGATCAGGGGCATCTTCGCAAGGTCGTTCGACAGCATCTTGACCCCGCCGAGGAATGCCGACACTCTGATGGCTGTCTCGCGAGTCACGACTTTCCCGGACGCTGTGGGGAGGCCTACCAGGGCGTGAACCAGTTCCGAACTCGGCGATGCAAGTGTGCTCGCTCCCCCGGAGTTGAGGAAGGTGGAGAAACCCGCTCTAAAACGTGTAATTAGGCCCATATGTACTCTCTCTCAAGGGTTACAAAGATGAAACGGAGGTAGCGCTGCCATCATGCTGGTTTTCCTTCAGGGTGTCGTAGCCATAAAGGATGCGTTCACCGTGAAGCCTCAGTCCACGATCCATGCCCAGGCCAGCGTCATGCAGAATCTTTTCCCACTTCTGCTCCTCGGCTGTCTGATTGGGCTTTGGAGTAAGCGGACGGCCAGTGTGGATGCCGTTGACTCCACCTTCGCGAAGGATGTGGGAGATACGACTTTGTGAAGTCGCGAAGTGGGAGGCGATGTCTGCCTGGAGCATGGTTGGATTAATTGCTGCAAAGGCTAGGATGGCCTCATAACTCAGTTTGCGTTTACGTCCACGGATACTCATTTA